CGCTTGTCAAAGGACTGGGAAACCCATTCGATCATGCGGAAAATGTCGTAGTTGACAGCTGGTTGCTGCACAAACTGCAGCAAGTCGTTAACACTCTTCTGGGCGGCGTCATTCAACTCAATGAATACTGAGTGGTTTCCGCTCTTGAGTTGGGCCTCAACTTGATCGGCAGCAGAACGGAAGTAGGCCACAATGTTCCTGGATGTCTCGTACGCGCGATCGCACATCACGCTCATCATGACGTTCAAGAACATCAACTCTCCCAGGCCAGTAGATAGCAGCGCTAATGGCCAGCAGGAGTTGGGTTTGCGATAAAAATCCAGCAGCGCAACAGGCCACCTAGAGTCCTTGTAGAATGGAGTAGGCCAAGCAAACATCTTCTTGACCTGCTCGTCATCGGCATTCACGAACTTCTTGATGGGGCAGTTCAGGGGGAACTCAATTCCCTTGGCAACTGCCATGTAAGCATAGTCGCCAACTACGTCATCGAATGCCTGGTCGAGACTGCTGGTGACGTCCTTCATGCGCGTGCCCACGCCACCCTTGGACCAGACCTCGTACCACACAACCAAGTCAAATGTTTTCCCTGCCTGCCGGTACATGGCGTCGTCAGCAGAACTTCTGGTGGCCTGGCTCTCCGCACTTTCTATCGTACCGCGATCCTTGAGAGATCCGCGATCCAACCCGAACTTGTCCTCCAGTTCCCACCAGGGGTTGACGTGCTTGCGGGCAATCCACTTAGCGTCATTTAGGGTGGGGTCTATGCAGTCAGGATCTACAAACAGATTGTCTACACTGTCGTAAAAACACCCGGTGAGATTGCGCTTGGAGTCGGCAAACTTGTAGTTCTCAACCCACGTACAGCCACGGCCCTTCACCAGCGCCTCGGTAATTGCCAGCTCGGAGTGCAGAGACAAGCCTCCGGGCTGCTCTCGCTGCGAGTAATTCAAGTACCGCTGCATCAAGGAGTTGCGAGTAGCCGCGACATTTTCTTCAGCCTGCTGTTCGGCCAATGCCCGCTCAAACAACTGCATCGCCTGCTGGTCATCTGGAGTACCAAACAGCTCCGGGAACAGATCAATCTTGGGATAGTTCTTAATGACCCTGTCCGGGTATCTCCAGTACAAGGCGGGACCAATCACGGCCACCAACTCAAATGCCTTGGCAATCGTAACCTTGAACTTGGGCGCTACTGCCCCGCCCATGTACTTTCTTTGGAAATCAGAGTCCCACATGAACCCCAAGTCTGCATTGAAGAACTGATCGCATTGTGCAGCAACAGCGTTGAAACCAGACTTCGCGCGATGCGCCTCGGAAATGCGCTTGAGCCATCCATCCACAATTGGCGACAAGATGGTGGTTTCTCGTTCTCTAGCCATGCATCACATGCCTTCGTAAATGCGAGCTACAGCAGATTTGCTCAAGCCAAGATTTCGCACCTTCTTGCACACAGTGTCAAAATCAAACTCTTTTGCCAGAGATGTCACCTTCTCCACGGCGTCTTGCGGAAGCGGCTCGTCATCACCAGGAGGAGAGAACCAGGGGTGATAGTCCCAGGCTCCATTGCGAATCGCAGATAACGTAGGGCTGCCGTCACGATCCTTCAGCGACACGTCGGAAATGTGGTACACTGAATTTCGCACCACAATATCTCCACCCTGCCGCGGAAAAATTCCAATTCTGCAAACGCCATTCGTGGCCGATTCCAGCACGATGGCCGGGAATGGATCTGAGTTTTTGTTGCCGTGTTCAAAAAACCAAACAGGGGTAGCTTTCGGGGGAACTCTCATAAAACATCCTCATCCTCTCGCGGGGCCTAAAACTAAAGAACCGTCCTCTTTCTTCTTCTTGTCGTAAGTCTTTCGCAACCTTTCATACAGACTTTGCATCTCACTGGACCTACGCTTGCCAATCCTCGGCGGTATCCATTCTGGGTTTCTGGATGCCCAGTATTCCAAGCAAACTGCCAAGTCCAATTTCTGTCCCTTAGCTGGCTTGAACTCATTGGGAACATTGGACATAGCGTCCTTGACGTATCTCTCCAACTGCATGCAAAGACTTGGACAGTTGTCAACCACAATCCGCAGCCTGGGAAATCCCCTTGGTCCAATTGTCATCCAGGACTGCAACTGTAAGATTCTTCCAGCGACATCATTGCTGCCGGGGGTAAACTGAGCACCACTCTGCCGACATCGCAGACCCAACTCCTCAAAGGCTCGCGTGTAATTCTTGGCAACCGTTACATTAAACCCCATGGGAGTCTGCCTGCCAGCATTGGGGTCAATGATGAATCTCTCGAAAAAGTATCCCTGAGTGTGTGCCAGCACCCTGGTGGCTAGCATGTCAGCCGTGAGCCGTGGAATGTAGATTTCACGATAGGGAACAAAGTAATCGCCCAGCTCCTCAGGAGGAATAGCACAGAGCAGGACGGCAGGGAATGAAGTTCCTGGGTCCAGCACAAGCTCTCTGGTCCAGTCCTCTGGCGGCTCTCCGTTTCTGGATCGCAAGATTCTGCTGAGATCATCGTCACCGTCGGAAGAGATGGCGATTGCCCTGTGAATTGTCGGATCAAAATTGGAGTACATTCGCAGGGTGTCCGTGACGAACTCACCCTCGATCCTGGCACGACGCTCCTCATCACTCCAGCCATCTGAGGCAATCCTAATGCTATCCGCGTCCAGATGCGGGTTCTGGGTAGACTTAAACACCACCTCAACAACTTGCGGAGACTCATCTTGCTCTGCGTCCTTGGCCCTACGAGAAACATCCATGAGCGCATAGTTGGTGATGTCTGGCCAGGATGTCCAGGTAAGCCTTCCCTTATTGTCAATGAGCCGCGCCTGCCATTCGGCGTAGTACTGAGGAAACTTAATGCGTTCGTCAACCCAAATTTCATCTATCGGATCGCCGGCCTTCACGTCACCACTGGAAGTAAATGCGTAGATGTAAGCCAGTGGCTCGTGCGTCTCCGGGTGCCAAATCTCACATTGCGTGAATACGCGCTCGGCCTTGTTTTCCCATCCCCACCCGTTGGGATTTATGAATCGCTGAGGAATTAACGGAGGGGATGGCTTAGCTTCTTTCTCGCGAGCAGCGTCACCAGCGTCCCAAGGGCGATACGCTCTCCAGGCCCCAGTCTTTTGGTCGCGAATGATCTTAAACGCACCAGGACGAAACAAAAGTCGATGCAGCGTTTGGCCTATGTGCCCCTGACCAAGGCCAATACACCACATGATTAAGGGTCGGCCCTTCTGCCAAGGAAGCCGCACGTCAACCTGTTGTCCGTCTGGCCCGAAAACTGACCTGTCAGTGGCAATGGCAGCAAACCTAATGGCACCAACTACGCTCTTGCCGCTGTTGTGGCAAACAAACCCGTCTCCAATGTAGCTTCCAGTACTGGTGGTAATCCCTACAAATTCTCTCTGTCCACACTTCGCCACAGACTTAACGCGGTCCCACCAAAATGCAGCTGGAATGTGTGGCGTTGCCCTCTTTGACAATCGCCTGTCCACAATCTCCTGCAGTTTCCTGGCCTTCAACTCCTCCGAGAATCCAATAGACCTGGCGTAGTTGACTACATTTACTCCGGAAATCGACAGCCTGTAGTTGCTGCTTTTCTTGCCTTGCTCTGGGCAGGGAGGGTACACGCGAAAGGAACACTTAACTCCAAACAGCAGCAGGATATACTGTAACTTCCTTCCCAGAGAAATGTCAGCTCCAACAATCACCACATTTCCGTTAGATTCTGATACATGGCCTTCGGCATCCGCTATCCCTCGCACATACCCTGCTAGATCCCACGGAGATGAACTCATTCTCCACGACTGGTGTGCAATCTTAAATGTCAGATCGCACCACTCTAGGCGAACTCCATTCTCTGAGGAAACTGAGTGGCCTGCATATCTAACTCCGCGATACAAAAGATATTCCTTGGTCCACTCCAGCAGAGACTCTGCCGCGTGGCCGTGCAATTCCATGACTCCCCACTTGCCCTTTAGCGACCCATCCCCCTCCATGAGCCCGTGAAAGTAGGAATCATCGTCAATCTGCCCAGACCAGCCAGCATACGGACCACCACCAAGTCTAACATACCAGCCCGGCTGAAGGTCACTGAGATTTACCCAAGCTGCCTTTTTGTAGTCCGGGTCAACTGCGTTGTGCCATCCCCTTTCTGTAGGAGGGCATGCCCACACAGGATGGTCGTGCGTACCGTATGTTCTGTACCCCCTCTTGGTAGTAAGCTTGTACGAATCATCAGAGAAGCGGTTTACATCCAGCACATCAACAACAGTTGCTGCCAGTCTTCTCTCATGTCCTGACGTACCAACAATTCGGTCGCCAACACGCACACTACCAAGTTGACAAATACCACGGCCAACCACAAACACTTTGGTATTCGCAGGTTGACACCTATTGGCACCACGAACCAGCAGTTCTCTGGCCGTATTCCTGAATACTTTCATCTGGTGCGGAAGCGCTCGGAACAAGTTGAGCGACTCGCACCTGCGACGACTCAGTTCTGCAATCGCATCAATCTGCTTGGAACTGACCGCCACTGTTATCCCCCTCAGACCCCTCATCCTCTAGACAGTCCAGGATGATCGAGGACTTCATGATCTCCAGCACTCCGACTACCTCAGCGTTTGTCATGTCGTACTCTTGTACGAAATAATCAACCACTTGGTACAGCTTGTCCAGCATCCTGCTGGACGCTTCTATCGTCATAGCTTGGCTCTCCTTCCAGTACCTCGCCATCAATAACTGCACTGTACCCAGGTTTCTGAGACTGAAGTTCGTTGGACACAAGAGTGAGCACTTCTTCGCGGAAGCCCTTGTCTTTTACCAACAACTCCTTGGCCAGCGGAACCAGGATGGAATGCAGGTCATCCTCGGAAAGAGAGGAAAGATCGTAGTTCGCAGCCTTGTCGTCCTTCTCGGAAATCATCTTCAGCACCATCTGGTGATACTTCTGGATCACCTGCTCATGATACTGGAAATGCTCCTCTTCCTCTGGAGGCAAGTCAGCTCCGTGCAGCCTGCGAACATCCTGCACCAGCATGTCTGCAATAGCCTCATTGCCGCCTATTTTCCGCTTGAAGCAGTCAATAATGGCCGGCAAGTCAGCAGCATCAGAGCCCTTGGCACGAGCTAATGCCTGCACCAATTCCTTGCTGGCTCTAGCAATAGCCCTCCTGTCCGCCAAGTATCCACTCCTTCGCTTGCACTTGTCACACGTCTGAGTGACGTGCACCACACCATGCTGGTCTATGTATTGGAACTCGCCAATACTGTACTTCTGCCAACAACGACTACAAAGCTGAGTAGTCTGCATGGTGTATCATAGAAAGCGGAGCACCCAGGAAAGGGGACTGGGTGCCCCGCGCGGCCCCCGCGAGACAGAGGTTCCATCATTTCTTCTTGGTTGACTTGCCGCCTTCCTTGCGTACGTCGGAATTGCCAACCACGTTCTTGACGGCCTCAGCCTTCAGGGGATCTTTGACTTTCTTCGCCTTGTCCATGTCAATCTCCAGTTGGTCAATAGTTGAAGTCAACCAATGCCCGGAAGAGAGTTCCGGCCGATGCGGCACAGTTCGCCAAAGCCACGCCCATGCGGGCCACTGCCTGCTCTGCGCCACTCGCATAGGGCTGAACATAGCCCGTGGCTCCTGTCATCAGTTGATTGCCAGCCGTGATGGAAGTGCCATCTCCGCGACAATCGGCTGGACCCTTGGTAATCAACCAGAAATGCTTGCCAGCCGCCACGCCAGACGATCCAACGTAGGGATCAACGACACCAGCGCCCTTGCCCAGCGCACCACAGTAGTCGTCAATCTGCGTGCCAGCATAACCGGCCTTCCAGGAACACACGCGACCAGGCATGACAGCCGTGGTGTCTGCGTTCTTCACCCAAACAGCCTCAATCGTCATCCCGGTGAGCATCGTCTTGGCACCGGTCGTGTCCTTGTCAACGTCACTGAAAAATGCTCGATAGCCCAACAGGTGCGGCAGCTCGTCAGCCAAGGCAATCGAACCCAGATCGTAAGGAACAAGTCTTTCAACCATGTCTATTCTCCTTCACCGACAGCGGTGAGTTGATTTGCTATGTGATACAG